CCAATCCACTCCATGAATATCAAGTTTCAAAACATTCAATCGAGCTATATCAAAACAACTATTAATTTTACTTACTGTATCTAGCTCGCTTCCTTCTTCACCAACGATGACTCTCAATATGTCTTCAATTATTGGGATGAGAGCTGCAATGGCGGCTATTTTCATTCCGCTATAAAACGCTAATATAGCTTCTTTAATTATAGGGAGGTGTTTGCTGATTGCTGTGGATGTTGATAGGTTTTGAATGGTTACGGGAATTATTACTGATAATGGATATAACGAGCAGAATTCATTCTCAAAACGGTTTTGAGCTGTTTTGGTATCAATTGTTGAAAAGTTTCTGGGTGTTACACCACACCGTTGTATAGATTCCGATAATGCCCCATTAGAAATATATGGTGGTAAAAACCAATCGATATGCTTCCAGTATTTTTCATAATTTAGTGACGGGGCGATTCGCTCTTGTGATAAATTAATTTCGGTAGCCCTTAGTCTAGGAAAAATTGCGCTCCCTGTGTTGGTTTTTATTAATATGCCATCTGAATGCACATCATAACCAAAGGTGATTTCTCTTAATTCAATTACAGTTAAACCCTTCGTGTCTGCTAAGGACTTTATTTCATCTAAAGTAATTGATGTATGCTTATTTTGGCTGGATATTTGATACCAAATCCCCTTGATACGGCTGTCTATAGATACATTATCAAGCAACATTCAAAACCTCATTAATCTTCGTTTGGGAATTGAGAGGGTTCAACTTCACGGCATCTTCTAAGTGATCTGGAGCGAAATGCGCATATCGCATCGTCATTTTTATGTCGGTATGGCCGAGTACTCGCTGCAAGACCAAAATATTACCACCATTCATCATAAAGTGACTGGCAAAGGTGTGGCGCAAAACGTGGGTAAGTTGTCCTGCCGGTAGTTCGATGCCAGTTCTTTCCAAAGCAGACCGGAACGCGCCATAACAATCACTAAACAACCGGCCTTTTTTATCATCAGGCAGAGACTCAAAGAGCTCTTTGCTGATTGGGACGGTACGGTTTTTTCTGCCTTTCGTGTTGGTGTATGTGATTTTGTATTTCGCGAGCTGGCTTTTTCTCAGGCTCTCGGCCTCAGACCACCGTGCGCCAGTGGCGAGACAAATTCTTACCACAGTTTCTAAATCAGGGTGGTCATGCCGTTTACACTCTCCGAGCAGTTGCGAAATTTGGTCGTGAGTTAGCCAAGCCATTTCCATTTCTTCTGTGCGGAATGGGCGCATATTTTTCAGTGGGTTTTCACCCTTCCATTCTCCGAGGCGGTTTAGCTCATTGAACACTGCCCGGAAGTAGGCCAGCTCAAGATTAAGCGTGCGAGGCGATACCTCTTTCACTCTGTTTGAACGGGCATACTCACCTTTTAACCGTTTTTCTCGGTAGCGGGAAAACATCTGCGCATCGAAATCGCGTGCGAGTGGTTCACCCATACACTCAAAAGCATGGTGCATGGCTAACTGGCGTTTCAGGCCGTCTTTCAGTGTAATGCCATGAGCGCTATACCATGAATCAACCAGCTCTTTTAACGTGCGCCTGTCTTCCTTTTCTTCCTGCCACGGGTTTTGAACGGTGTATTGCTCAAACGCCAGAGCCTCGCCCTTAGTAGCGAATTTTTTTCTGATACGCTTGCCTTTTGCGCCGTTTGGGTAGAGTTCACAAATCCAACCGCCAGCCGGATTTTTACGCACGGTCATTAGTTAACCTCGCTGTATACACCCATCACGCGACCTAATGCTTTAATGTCATCAAATCCACATTCAAAGGGAACCTTGCCCCCTGCTACATGTAGTTTTCTACCAGGCAATTTTGTTAATTCTCGAATGCTAATAGCACCTTCAATATCAACGAGCCATTCTCCATCTGAAAGGGATGCGTCTCGTTCGATGAAATGGAGTTTTCCGTCAGCGTAGACGGCAATTGGATTCGTAAGCGGCTTGCTAAAGAACTTGCCAGCAATACTCAAATCGCCATCACTAACCAGAGACTCTTCACTTAATGTGAACTTTTCCACATTTTGGGTATCGGCATTCATGTTGCCGGTTGTAGGTGACCCTTTGCCGGTGAGTAGCCAAGCGAGATTTGCGCCAGTTTCTAGGGCGCAATGCACAATAAAGTCATAAGAAATGGAATCGCGACTGTACCTGTTAGCAAGAGAGCTTGATGCAATTTCGAAGTGTCTAGCTAATTGAATTTTCTGAGAAAATCCGTAAGCCTCGCAAATCCTGTCCAGCACTTCTTCATTGTTTAAACCAAGACCTTCAATTCTCATGTAGCTTTAACCTATTTACAAACTCCATTTTGGGAGTTATTTTAAGCCTAAACCTAGGCAATTAATGGCAAACGTTGGCAAAGAGATGGCTATTAATTGCAATCTTTAGTAAAAGGGGAATCATGCAACATGGCTTCTGAAATCGCAATCATCAACGTGCCTGCACCTATCGTTACTCTGCAACAATTCGCAGAGCTTGAGGGTGTTTCTGAACGCACCGCCTACCGCTGGACAACCGGCGACAACCCTTGTGTACCAATCGAACCACGCACCATCCGTAAAGGCTGCAAGAAAGCAGGTGGCCCGATTCGTATTTATTACGCACGCTGGAAAGAAGAGCAGTTGCGTAAGGCGTTGGGTCATTCCCGTTTTCAACTCGTCATCGGTGCTTAATTCACTTTATGTGAATTGGAAGGATGCAACATGTTTGATTTTCAGGTTTCCAAACATCCCCATTATGACGAAGCGTGCAGGACTTTTGCGCAGCGTCATAACATGGCGAAGCTGGCCGAGCGTGCGGGTATGAACGTTCAAACGTTACGTAACAAGCTCAACCCGGAACAGCCTCACCAGTTTACGCCACCTGAATTGTGGCTACTGACTGACCTGACCGAAGACTCAACCCTCGTTGATGGTTTTTTGGCGCAGATTCATTGCCTGCCATGCGTGCCGGTTAATGAGCTGGCTAAAGATAAATTGCAGTCTTACGTCATGCGCGCAATGCGTGAACTCGGCGAGCTGGCGAGCGGGGCGGTATCCGATGAACGTTTAACCACTGCTCGTAAGCACAACATGATTGAAAGCGTTAACTCTGGCATTCGCATGTTGTCTTTGTCAGCTCTTGCGCTGCATGCGCGCTTACAGACAAACCCCGCTATGTCGAGCGTGGTCGATACCATGAGTGGTATTGGCGCATCGTTCGGGCTGATTTGAGGTGCGTATGCTGAAAAGTGAACCGTCATTCGCGTCTCTGCTCGTTAAGCAAAGCCCCGGCATGCACTACGGCCACGGCTGGATCGCAGGTAAGGACGGCAAGCGCTGGCACCCGAGCCGCTCACAGGCTGATTTACTGGCTGGCCTCTCAACTCAAAAACAGGGGGAATCATGGCTATCGAAGCTGTTTCCGCAACTGTTCCGCTAAAAGCGGGTGAACGTCTGGCTGGTCTCAATCATGTGGCTGAATTGCGCGCGAGATATTGGGGCGATAGCTGGAAAGAGGTTGAACGCTTTGTCGATGATATGCGCGATAAACGTGACCCACAATTTGAAGAAAATAATCGGGCGCTGGCCGCTATTTTCTTTCTGGCAAAAATACCGGCGGCTCGTCATGAGCTCGAATTAAGTGAGCTGACTACTGATGAGAAAAAGGCGCTTATTACAGCGATGAATCATTTTCGTGCAGTAGTGAGCTTATTTCCTAAACGGCTAACCATGCCGAATTAATCCAAACAGAAATTTAATGGCGTAAACCCGCCGGGCTTTTTATTGCCCGAAATCAGGAGAGTCAATTATGTGTAATACCGCATATCGTACCACTAAAACCACCTTAGATAAGTCTGGCCTTAACAAGTTGCTGACGGACGCGCGGATGCAAGAGCGTCGCGCTCGCGCGGAAGTCATGGCAAGCCGCATGGTTAACCTCGCTAATCACATTAAAACCAACCAACTCAACATTAACGAGGCGCTGGAGTTGTTGTTGCAGGAAAGCGAAATTTACCGCCATCAGGCTATGGAGATCCACTAATGGCCGACGTAATGGATTTAGCACAACTGCGCGAGCAAGAAGACCGCGAACGTCATATCAACAACGCACGCAGCCGTATCGCTGCGCCTTCCCGCTTTCTCTGTGAGGAATGTGACGCACCAATCCCGGAAGCTCGCCGTATTGCGATTCCGGGTGTGGCCTTTTGCGTGACCTGCCAGCAAATCACCGAGCTTAAATTAAAACACTATCGGGGGGTATGAATTGGCTGTTCAATTCGCATTTCCGTGGAATGCTCCACGGTCGGCAATAGCCAGCCCATATCTTACCTATGACCAACAGTATCGCCGCGACCGTATGTTCGCGGCTTTGCTGCATGCGAGAAAGGTGCTTTCTCTCCAGCCTGAGTGCGTGCGCTTTGAAGTTTATCGCACCGCTGCCGTGCTTGAACAAAATCAGGGCAGTCAACGAGCCAATGCCTTTTTAATCAGCTTCAGCAAAAAGGCATTGCCACGTCTTGAACTGGTAGCAAAAAAATACGAGTGCGTTGGCATCAACAGCAATATATCAACCGCTGTTTTCGGTGGTCATTTTGATACCCGGCTTATGCAATATCTGGCATCACGCATGGTCAATATGGTCGCCAGATTTAACCGACTCCCGGACATGTCACGCGCCGATATTGACTTACTGGCCGCTGATATCGCTAATTTCATCCGGTCAGAGCTGTCTGAGGTTGATGATACCGGATTTAGTGAACTCAAAACGCTGTACACGTGGTACATGCGCGCTGGGATTATTTCCCTGCAATTCAATGTTACCCCGCCACATTGGGAGCGGGTGACAAAGAAATATGTCGGCGAGGATGAAATAGCCCCGGCTATCACCCGCATGTTTAATGATGTGTGGTGGCGTGGTCGTCTGCGTCGCATTGCGTCAGCATGGCGCGAACATCTACAAATTGCAGTCGGCAACGTCAGCAAGAAAAAGCATGCCTACGCGAGTAAAAACTGTGTGACAGACTGGCGCGAGCAGAAGCGCCGCACGCGTGAGTTTCTCAAAGGTCTGGATCTGGAAGACGAAGACGGCAACCGCATCAGCCTGATAGAAAAATATGACGGTTCGGTCGCTAACCCTGCGATACGCCGCTGTGAGCTGATGACCCGCATCCGTGGGTTTGAAAATATCTGCAATGAACTCGGTTATGTCGGGGAGTTTTACACCCTGACTGCGCCGTCTAAATACCACGCTACCACCAAAGCGGGCTACCGTAACAGCAAATGGAACGGAGACAGCCCGGCAGATACACAATGCTATCTTACTGGCTTATGGGCGCGTATCCGCGCGAAGCTGCACCGCGAAGAGATTCGTATTTTCGGGATCCGCGTTGCAGAACCCCACCACGATGGAACCCCGCACTGGCACATGCTTATGTTCATGCTGCCGGAAGATGTCGAGCGCGTGCGCCACATCATACGTGATTATGCGTGGGAGGAAGACCGCCACGAACTGAGAAGTGATAAAGCCAAAAAAGCACGCTTTCATGCTGATGCCATCGACCCGGAAAAGGGCAGCGCTACCGGCTATATCGCTAAATACATTTCCAAAAATATCGACGGTTATGCTCTCGATGGTGAAACCGATGACGAAAGCGGCGAGCTCCTGAAAGAGACTGCCCCCGCCGTTTCAGCATGGGCGGCGCGCTGGCATATCCGTCAATTCCAGTTTATCGGCGGTGCGCCAGTGACGGTCTATCGTGAGTTACGTCGTCTCGCTGATACCGAGACCGCGCACGGCCTGAGCGTTGAGTTTGCCGCCGTTCATGATGCCGCCGACGCCGGTGATTGGGCTGGTTACGTTAACGCCCAGGGCGGGCCATTTGTTCGCCGCGACGATTTGCAGGTACGCACGTTGTACGAACCACGTACCGAGTTTAATCAGTACGGCGAGGAGACCATCTGCATTCGTGGCGTTTACGACTCTGCCATCGGTGCAGATACCCCGATTATGACCCGGCTCACGCAGTGGAAGATTGTACCGAAGCGTGCAGTTGATTTGGCTGTTGACCTTCAGGGCGCTCCTGTGCCCTCTCGGAGTTCTGTCAATAACTGTACGGGAAGCGAAAGCGATCCACCAATACTGGATTTAACAAAACCACTGAGTCGGCGCGAAAGACGAGAGCTGACCAACCGTCTCCGGAAGCAAAAGCCTGCAATACGGCGAAAATTCATCCACGGATCGGATAAGCAAAATGCAGCTATGGCGAAAACTATCGACGAGATACATCTGACAACCGGCATCACTATCAGCCGGGGCGAAGCCCTGCATCTGATGGCCGGTGGTAAAAGTTGTTTTGATGGCAAATGGCTACGCGCAACGCCTAAAGAAGAAATATTTTCCGCAATGCCATCGCATGAGTCTAAAGCCAGAAAAATCCTTAGTCGTGCTGCTGCTTTAGCTGAGCTGGAAACTAAAATGTAACCACTAATATTCATCCATATCATGTACATACAGTGCATTTAACAGTGATTTTTTCTTCACACCTTTTGCTAATACGTTATACTGTTTATTTGTACAGTGTCTCATGGTGGAGGTTATGTGGATAGAGAGTTATGCGAGCACGTTATGATTGAGCGGGTCGAAATGATTGCGCGTCTGACGGCTGAGGGCGCTTGTCAGGAAAGAGACCGTGAAATCGCATTAAATTTAATTGCGGAAATAGCAAGAGGCAACCTAATGAAAAATAATAATTTTTCTGTTGTTTTTTCCGCGCCGCCTGTTGATGAAACATTTGCAAAGGAGGGCAAAGTGAAAGTAAATATCACGTTGGATAAAGACCAAAAAATCGACCAGCCGGTAATTGATGCTTTTCAGTGCGAATTGACTAGGCGAATACAGTCTGTTTTTCCGTCAACGCGCGTTACTGTTAAAAAGGGATCCATGACCAGTGTCGAGCTGATGGGATTCGATAAAGATTCAGACCGCGAAGCGCTGGATGGCATCCTTCAGGAAGTGTGGGAAGATGAGAGCTGGCGTTAATCCCTGAAAAATGTGCAATCCTTGACCCCATGTTTGATAGCATAGGGTTGTTTTGTATAGGATTACACACAAAGGAAAATTATGGATAGCGGCACGTGTCAACGTGTGACCAGGTGAAGTCGATTCGATAGTCGACAATTAAACAATATAGTGACAAACGCCGCCGGGGCTGAAACTTGTTTTCAGTGCTGGCGGGGTTGAACAGCGAGCCCCGTGAGGCGTTAGTGCGCTATGAACAATCACAGTTTTGAAATGAGCTAATCATATGAATTTAAAATTTATTTGGATAGTCGCTCTTTGTGCTTTGATGTTTGCGTTAGGTTTCTTCTTTGGTGGGGTTAACTGGGAGTGGGCTGGGGGCAAACACTCAAACGAAGTGGCGCTATGGAGCATGCTAGGCGGATGGCTATCAGCGTTTGCAACTTTGGCTGCCGTGCTGGTTTCTTTGTATATGGCATACCAGGCTGTTCAGAATGATACTGAAAAGCTGAGGGTTATACATGGGATAAGCGGGGAGGTTTCCCATGGAAAGGGGGTGAATTGCTCAATTACGATTCAAAATATGAGAAACTTAAAATTGAATGTTACGGGGGTTTTTTTTTCCCTAGGTAACTCGTCGGGGCGTTACTCTTTAGAAAATGCAATTGGTAGACGTGACCTTTCCATGTCATATAAGGGCGAGCTATTAACTGTCAGTTTTGTTATTGATTCTGGAGTGACATGGTGGGGGACATATTCATTATTCGAAAAAGATCAAGGCATAGACTTTAAAAAAGGAAAGCTCTTTATAACGACTAATCTTAATACGTACGAGTCTAAGTTACCCTCCGTTTATTTAACGGCTTTCAAAGATGCTTATTCGCGCTATCGAGCGCTAAAATAGGTATGCATGTATCACGTGCATGGTTTTGCATGCAACGAGGTTGCTTGTTCTGGTCGTTCGCCGCCAGAGCTGGCGCGGATCCAGAGTGGTCATGCAACTGCATTAAAACCGCCCCATTAAGCGGGCAGGCGAGGCGGGGAAAGCACTGCGCGCCAGCGTACTTTTGCGCATTTATTTTCGCAGCCTGAGCGCGTCGCTGTGCCGCGCGGGTTCGCGAGGGTATCGGTGGGTGATGCGGGGGCGTCCGAGGGCTTGGCGGGCTTCTGAGGCGGTCAGGTGTGGGGGTAAGAAAAAGCCGCCCGGAGGCGGCGTAAATCAGTCACTTTCGGTGTCGAGGGTGTAACTTTTGAACCGGATCACCTCCTGACCGGCCCACGCGTTGACCTCGCGCATCCGGTCTTGTAGCGGTATGAGCTCGTTGCGGACAAAAACCTTTGCCACCTTCTCGATGTCACCGAGCGAACCGACGTTTTCCGGCTTGCCGCCCATCAGCTGGAACGGGATGCGGTGAGCGTCGAGCAGGTCGGCGGCGCTGACTTTTTTGATATTGAAGAAATCGTCTTTCGTTGCCACCTCACTGAGCGGCACAATTTTTATGCCGTCCGGTTTTCCGTGCGGTGCGTAGAAAAACAGATTTTTGAAGTTGCCGAGCCCCTTCGAGCTGCGCATCGCATCGCGCAGCGCCTCAACATCGGTACCGCTTTGCGCGGCGTCCGTCACATACATGATGTAACCCGCATGAGCCCCGTTCTGGTAATACTTGCGACGGAACAGCGTCGCCGCTTCATTCAGCCAGGCGGAGTTTAGCGCGCTGAGATATTCCGGCATGCCGTACAGCTCCTGGTTGATGTCAGGCTCCAGCAGATGGAATACGGATCCCGGCGCGAACGGGTACGGCTGGTCGAATGACGACACCCACCAATAGACATCATCTTCAATACCACGCCGCGTGTATTTAGCCGGTGACGCTTCCAGCTTCAGCGGGCGACCGGTGACACTCTTTCGGAGCTCTAAAAACGCGTTGCCAAACACCAGAAAATCAAGCGCGAAGCGGCTGAAGTCCTGTTGTGACAGTAGCGGGTGCGGAATAAACGTTGAGGCCAGAATGTTGCGCTTAACGTAAATCGGCGAGCTGTGGTGAACGGCGGCGCGCAGGCTTTTCGCCAGCCCGTTAAAGCTGACCGGCGGTTCGAACCAGCGGCCATTATTGACGCATTCCACGTAATCCAGAATATCGCGGCGGTCGAGCACGGCGCTCGGTTCACCAAAGGTAAACGCCTCCACTTTCTGGGGCGCGCTGTCTTTCATGTTGCGCGGGCGCTGTTGTGGCTGCGGCTTGCGGCCTTTGTATTTACTCATCAGTTGAACTCCAGAATGGACGATGTGGCCTGGCCGCTGCCAGCGGTAAGCGGTTCGTTTAACAGCGCGTGCATGGTCGCCCAGGCGACGTCCGCGTGACTGGCTTCCTCGGTGCGGCTGGCCTCATAGGTGGCGCTGCGCCCGCTGCTGGTCATGGTCTTACGGATTGCCATAAACGAGGTGGTGATGTCGGTGGCGCTGACGTCATATTCGAGACAGCCACGGCGGATAACGTCTTTTGCTTTCAGCACCATTGCGGTTTTCATTTCCGGCGTGTAGCGGATATCGCGGGCGGCGGGATAAAACGAGCGAACCAGCTGGAAGACGCCAATACCGAGGCCGGTCGCATCGATACCGATGTACTCGACGTTGTATTTTTCGGTGAGCTGGCGGATGGATTCGGCCTGAGTAGCGAAGTCCATGCCTTTCCACTGATGGCGCTCCAGAATGCGAAACTTGCCCCCGGCGACAACCGGCGGTGCGAGTACCACACACCCGGCGCTGTCGCCGCTGTGCGAAGGGTCGTATCCCACCCAGACCGGGCGGGAGCCGAACGGGTTGTCGGCGAACGGCGCAAAGTCTTCCCACTCTTCCAGACTGTCGACCATGCAGCGTTGCAAATCCTCGAACGGGAACACCGACGCCTTGTCGTCAACGAACTCGCACATAAACAGATTGCGGAAGTCGTCGACGCTGTTTTCGCGCTTGAGTTGCTCCAGATTGAACAGCGTACAGCCCCCGGCGAGCGCATCCTCAATGGTGACAATCTGCCGCCACTGACCGTCAGGACACGCCACGCCAGCGGCGAGCGCGTCATGACTGATATCGATATCAACCCGCTCGCTGGCGCTGGCGCGGCCCCGGTTGAATAATTCCCCCGACCAGAACGGGTAAGCGCCGTGTGCCAGGGTGGAAGGTGTCGAAAAGTAGGTGCTGCGCAGGTGGCTTTGTGAGGCCATGCCCGACGACACTTTGCGTAGTTTCTGGAAGTTGGGGATCCAGAAAATTTCGTCGACATACAGGTCGCCGTTGTGGCTCTGCGCGGTGTTTGAGTTGGTGCCGAGAAAAATCAGCTTTGCGCCGTTGTTGCCTATGACAATCGGGTCGCCGGTCAGGTCGACATCGACCCGGCGGGCAAACTGAATGATGTACTCGCGGAATACATACGCCTGCGTCTTACTCGCTGACAGGAAAATCTGGTTATGGCCGGTTTTCAGCGCATGCAGCAGCGCCTCGCGGGAAAAGTAGAACGTCGCCCCAATCTGGCGCGATTTCAGAATGTCGCGAATACGGTGCTCAAGCCCGGCGCGGTGCCAGCGGAGCTGATACTCGAAAGACTCCGCGAAAAAAATCTCTTCCAGTTTCTCGATAGCCTCGTCGCTGAAAAAGTTCTTTGTCGGCTTTTTGCGGTCGCCTTTGTTGCGGTTGGCCACATTGGGATTAAGGTCAACCTCATTTCCGGTCTGGCCATAGCGATTAATGCGCGCAAAGCGCTCCATCTGTCGGGCCAGAAAATCCGCCACCTTGAAATCGTGGGGTGTCAGGTTGGGCTTTGCGTAGAGCTGAATCAGCCGGGCCTCTAAGGTGCTTTCGACCCGGTTCAGCGGTGCGGTTTCCTCCCACTGGTCGCGCTGTTTCCAGCTCTGCACCGTCGGGCGTTTGGTCTGCAACATTTCGGCAATCTGCGGCACGGAAAACCCCTGCCAGTACAACAAAGCCGCCTGGCGTCGCGGGTCGTTTAATAAAGTGGTGTCGGTGGTGATGGTCATGGATGCCTCGCCGTGATTGATACAAGGCAAGGCTAAAGAAACGGGTGATGCGAATCGCTAAGGTGCTGTTGTGTGAGGGATAAGCCATCCGGGATTGATAGCGGGTGGGCGGCGACGTCGGGAAACTAACCCCGACCCGTTAACCCGATATCAGGACTCCTGACAATGGCAAAAAAAGTTTCAAAATGGTTTCGCATCGGCGTCGAAGGCGATACCTGTGACGGCCGCGTTATCAGCGCGACGGATATTCAGGAAATGGCAGAGACCTTTGACCCCCGCGTCTACGGTTGCCGCATTAACCTCGAACACCTGAAAGGCATCCTGCCGGATGGCCCGTTCAGCCGTTACGGCGATGTGGTTGAGCTGAAGTCTGAAAAGATTGAAGACGATTCGGTACTGAAAGGCAAGCTGGCGTTATTCGCCAAAATCACCCCGACCGATGACCTGATCGCAATGAATAAAAAATTGCAGAAGGTCTACACCTCAATGGAAATTCAGCCGAATTTCGCCAATAGCGGTAAATGCTACCTGGTCGGCCTGGCGGTGACCGATGACCCGGCCAGCCTCGGCACCGAATACCTCGAATTTTGCCGGGGTGCCAAATTTAACCCCCTCAACCGCTTCAAAGCCGAGCCGGGCAACCTGATTTCCGTCGCCACCCTCGCCGAACTGGAGTTTGAAGACCTGGCGGAAAATGTCTTTACCGCCCTTAGCGACAAAGTGAAAGCGATCTTCAGCCGCAAACAGGCCAGCGATGACGCCCGTTTTCAGGATGTGCATGAAGCTGTGACGACCGTCAGTGAACATGTGCAGGAAAACCTCACCGCCACTGAGCAGCGTCTTGCCACGCTGGAAAATGCCTTTGCGACGCTGAAAAAGGACGTCACCACGAAGGCCGACCAGACCAGCCAGGCATTCAGCCAGTTAAAAACGTCGCTGGATAAAACCGAAAGCACCACGCAGCCACGCCGCAAGCTCTCCACCGGTGGCGGTGGCGATGAGCTGCTGACCGACTGCTAAACGGTCGTGAATTTATCGCCGGGCGACAGGCTTGCCCGGTCAGACAACCCGATTTAACCAAACAGGAAAGACTATGCGTCAGGAAACCCGTTTTAAATTCAATGCCTACCTGTCCCGCGTTGCCGAGCTGAACGGCATCGACACGGACGACGTGAGTAAAAAATTCAACGTCGAGCCGTCCGTCACGCAAACCATGATGAACACCGTGCAGATGTCCTCGGCCTTTTTGCAGAAAATTAATATTGTGCCGGTGGATGAGCTGAAGGGTGAAAAAATTGGCGTCGGCGTCAATGGCACCATCGCCAGCACCACGGACACCAACAGCGGCAAGGAGCGTAAAACAGCCGACTTTACCGCGCTGGAGTCCAAAAAATACGAGTGCGATCAGGTCAACTTTGACTTCCACTTCAAATATAAAAAGCTGGATTTGTGGGCGCGCTTCCAGGACTTCCAGCGCCGTATTCGCGATGCCATCATCCAGCGGCAGGCGCTCGATTTCATCATGGCCGGGTTCAACGGCGTTGAGCGCGCCGAAACTTCTGACCGTGCCACTCATCCGATGTTGCAGGATGTCGCCGTCGGCTGGCCGCAGAAATACCGTAATGAAGCGCCTACCCGCGTGATGAGCAAAATCGTCGACGAGGAAGGAAACGTCGTTTCCGCTGTTATCCGCGTGGGTAAAAACGGCGATTACGTCAACCTCGATGCGCTGGTCATGGATGCCACCGACAACCTGATTGACGAGATTTATCAGGAAGATTCGGAGCTCGTCGCGATTGTGGGCCGTAAGCTGCTGGCCGACAAATATTTCCCGATCGTCAACAAAGACCAGCCGAACAGCGAAGCGCTCGCGGCTGACATCATCATCAGCCAGAAACGCATCGGCAACCTGCCCGCCGTGCGTGTTCCGTACTTCCCGGCGAACGCGATTATGGTGACGCGTCTCGATAACCTGTCCATCTATTTCATGGATGAAAGTCACCGCCGCTCCATCATCGAAAACCCGAAACTCGACCAGGTGGAAAACTACGAATCGATGAACATCGATTACGTGGTCGAAACCTACGCCGCCGGGTGCTTCATTGAAAATATCAAGCTGGGCGATTTCTCTGCCGCGCAACCGGAGGGCTAACCGATGACGAGCCCCGCACAGCGTCACATGATGCGGGTCTCGGCCATTGAAACCGCGCAGCGGGAAAACAACCCGCTGCGGCATGCCACTGCCTACGAGCAGATGCTGGTTAAGCTGGCCGCAGACCAACGCACGTTAAAAGCCATCTTTGGTAAAGAGCTGAAAGCCACGAAAAAGCGCGAGCTGCTGCCGTTCTATCTGCCGTGGGTTAGTGGCGTGCTGGAACAGGGCAAAGGCGCGCAGGATGACATCGTGATGACCGTCATGCTGTGGCGTCTTGATGTCGGCGATATCAGCGGCGTGATGGATATTGCCCGCTACGCGTTTAAGTACGGTCTGACCATGCCTGGTAAACACCGCCGCCCGCCGCAGTACATGTTTACCGAAGAGGTGGCACTCGCCGCCATGCGCGCCCATGCCGCCGGTGAACCGGTCGTCGTCAGCCAGCTACTCGACACGCTGGCGCTGACCGCCGCTGCCGATATGCCTGATGAGGTGCGCGCAAAACTGCACAAAATAACCGGCCAGGTGCTACGGGACAACAAACAGCCCGCCGACGCGCTGGCCCACCTCAAGCGAGCGATGCAGCTTGATTGTCAGGCAGGCGTCAAAAAAGACATTGAACGGCTTGAGCGAGAGCTGAAGCCCAAACCGGCAACTGTCGTTAAAGCCCCGGTAAGAGCGCCGCGCGCCGTGAAAACCACGGCACCGGCTAAACGTGGCCGCCCGAAAAAGACCGTCGGTTAACAGAATGCGCCCCGCGCCAGGGCGGCACGCCGGTCGATGAGGGGGTTTTACCTGACCTGAGACCGGCGTCCACCGCCCACCTATTCAGAGGTAGTCATGACGACGCTGATTATTAAAAAGAACGATGAGCCGCAGCCGGGTGGCGTGGTGGTCATCCCGCCACCTGCCAGCGATGAGCCGGTGATAAAAAATACGTTTTTCTTTCCTGACATCGACCCGAAACGCGTGCGTGAAGGGATGCGACTTGAGCAGACCGTCGCCCCGGCCCGGTTGCGTGAGGCCATCAAAACCGGCATCGCCGAAACCAATGCCGAGCTGTTTTTGTGGCGGGAACAGCAGATTGCCGGGGGTTTTAGCAAGCTTGCCGATGTGCCGGCTGACGATCTCGACGGCGAGAGTGCGCGCGTTTTCTATTACCTGCGCGCCGTCACCTCAATGGCGACCGCCACGCTCTATGAGCGTTATCGCGGTGTGGATGCCAGCGCCAAAGGTGACAAGAAAGCTGACAGCATCGATACCACTGTCGACGAGCTGTGGCGTGACATGCGCTGGGCCGTATCACGCGTCCAGGACAAACCCCGCTGCATCGTGAGCCAAATCTGATGCAGGCCATCGCGCAACAGGGCGACACGCTAGACATGATTTGCGCCCGGTATTACGGGCGCACTGAGGGGGTCTTCGAGTCGGTGCTCGCCGCAAATCCGGGGTTAGCCGAGCTCGGCGCAGTATTGCCGCATGGCACTGTGATCGAGCTGCCTGATGTGAAGTCATCCCCCGTAACAGAAACCATAAACCTCTGGGAGTAACCACATGACGGAAGGGGAAAAAAGCGTCATTTCGCTTTTTATAATCGGCGCGCTGATTGTCGTCGGTAAAGTGCTGGCCGGTGGTGAACCGATCACCGCACGTCTTTTTATTGGTCGCACGTTGCTAGGTGGCTTTGTTTCGATGGTGGCCGGGGTTGCCCTGGTACAGTTTCCAGACCTGCCAACCGCGGCTGTGTGCGGATTTGGCTCCATGCTGGGTATCGCCGGTTATCAGGCGGTAGAGCTTGCTATCCAGCGCAAGATTAAAAAAGGGGAAAACGATGGCAGTCATTAAGACACATCCCAACGTTGCGGCATTCCTCGACACGCTGGCGTTTTCGGAAGGGACAGCAACGCATCCGCTGACCCGAAACAACGGTTACGACGTTATCGTCACGGGTCTCGATGGCAAGCCGGAGATTTTTACCGATTATCGCGATCACCCGTTCGCCGGTGGACGCCCGGCGAAGGTCTTCAATCGTCGCGGGGAAAAATCCACGGCATCCGGGCGTTACCAGCAGCTTTATCTGTTCTGGCCGCATTATCAGAAACAGCTCGCTTTGCCGGATTTCAGCCCGGTATCACAGGACAGGCTCGCCATTCAGCTTATTCGGGAGCGTGGCGCGCTGGAGGATTTGCAGCAAGGGAGCATCGAGCGCGCGATTTCCCGCTGTCGCAATATCTGGGCTTCATTGCCGGGTGCCGGATACGGTCAGCGTGAGCACAGCCTCGACAAGCTGGTCGCAGTGTGGCGCAAGGCCGGAGGGGGAACTGCATGAAGATAGCGATTCTCCTGTTGGCGCTGGCCTGTGCGGGTCTGCTGTGGATGCGACACGATAACAGCAATTTGCGCGCCTCATTTGAACGTGCGAACCGGGTCGCCGGTACTCAGAAAACCACGATCATCATGCTGAAAAATCAGCTCAACGTTGCCGCAGAGCAGTCGCAACGTAAAGAGCTGGCGCAGGTCGCCATGAGGGACAAGCTTGCAGCGGCTAACCTGCTGGCTTTCCGGCGTGAACAAACCATCACGAGGTTACTCAATGAAAATGACGCGTTTCGCCGCTGGTATCGCGCTGATTTACCTGATGCTGTGCGCCGGTTGCACCAGCGCGCCGCCTGTGCCAATGCCGCCGCCGGTGATTGTTTACAACGCCTGCCCGAAGGTCAGCCCCTGCCCGATGCCGGGAAGCGACCCGGTAACTAATGGCGACCTGAGCGCGGATATACGCCAGCTTGAAAGTGCCCTACAGAGTTGCGCAATTCAGGTTGATACGGTGAAACAATGTCAGGATGAAATCGATGCAAAAGCCCAAGAGTCTGCGAAAAGCCTTAACTGATGCGGTGCCGGTACTGCGTACCAACCCTGATATGCTTTGCCTTCGCCTGGACGATGGCAACAATACGGCGACGCTGGCGCGCTCCCTGTCGTTTGAAAAGCGGTACACGCTTAACATCGTGGTGACGGATTTCACCGACGATATTGACCTGTTGTTTGTGCCGATTATGGCCTGGCTGCGCGTCAATCAGCCGGACATCATGACAACCGACGAGGGGAGAAAAAAAGGATTTGCCTGGTACGCTGACATTAATAACGACAGCAGCCTCGATGTCAGCATCAGCCTGTTGCTGACCGAGCGCACGCTGGTCAAAGAGATCGACGGCGCGCTGCACGTTGAGAACATCCCGGAGCCGCCACCGCCGGAGCCGGTGACTCGCCCTGTTGAGATGTGGAGTAATGGCGAACAGGTGAGTAAATGGGATGAATGACTTCAAACCCTTTGAGGACAAGCTCGCCGGGTTGATAGCGGCCCTTTCTCCTGCCGGGCGGCGTCGGATGACCGTCGACATTGCGAAGAAACTGCGCCAGCGGCAACAACAGCGCATAAAATCGCAGAAAGCGCCGGACGGTTCGCCGTTCGCCCCGCGTAAGCGCCAGCCTGTAGGAGCAAAAAAAGGCCGTATTAAGCGAGAAATGTTCGTGAAACTGCGTACCAACCGCTATATGAAAGCGAGTGGTAACGACAGTGCGGCGGTGGTGGAATTTACGGGGAAAGTGCAGCGCATCGCCCGCGTACATCAGAACGGGTTATCAGATAAACCGCAGAAAAACAGTCGTTTGGTCAAATATGAAAAAAGAGCACTACTTGGATTTAATAGCGAAACAGAAAGCGATATAAATGACATTGTTGTTCAATGGGTTTCGCTAAATATTGAGTAGCCTCAATTGAGGCTACTTTTTTATTTAAATTCTACCTTTCCATTTTTGTACTATCTCTATAGTATCGACAGGGTAAATGTGTCCTGTGCTTTGTGATTTGATGTAATACTCGTGAATGTGGTTTTTTAATGGCAATGAGAATGATGATGAATGTTTTGTAACCTCGCCTTTATGGTAATCATATGGATTTAGCGAGCCTAACACTTCATGAACTGTTGATATGGGTGTCTTGTTTTTATCATATAGTGGGATTACATCTTTCTTAAATAAATGGGTGGGGTATTCCACAGGTTTAAAATCGGCCTCCATTAATGTTAAAGGCTCACCTTTATTATAGAATGTGTATTCTATCGGACCCATACAGACATCAAAAGCTTCTTGTAATGTTAGCCTGTTGAATGTTCCATTATCGACATCATTAACACCAATTATTGAAGATTTAAATTCAAAATACGTTGAGTCGGAAAGCTTAATTCCTATATAGTAAACGCAATTAATTATGATTAGACAAAAAAGCTTGCTGTCATAGTTTAGCAACATGAGATAGTGTTTGTTTTTCTCTATGTCAAAGATGCTTTCAAATGGTTCAATAATACGCTTATCGAATCCATCTCCTATTAAGATATACTCTTTTGCTTTGTCTGCATCAGCATTAAAAAGCACATCTGATATTTGAGTCGCCATTTTATCATTGAAGTACGAAGGGATAGAGTCCACGGCAAATTCATAGGCTATTTTTAATGCCCCAAGATTTATTTCATTTAAATTTATTGACCATGTGATTTTATGTTGATGCACATTACTTACTGTTCCAGATGTTGTTTTTTTAATATCGCTTTTCTTTAGTCCGTTTCTGTTGAGTATTTTTTCAATCAATTTCCCCACGCTGTCCTTCTCACTTTCGTCAACCTCTATCAAAATCTGATTTATTGCACCATTTTCATCTTTTTTAATTTTAATGTATGGTAGCAGGTGTGGCTCAAAACTACCGTCTTCATTTCTTTTGAATTTTGATTTTCTTTCAGGGTCTTCGATGCTTGAAAATGTCCCCTCATAAGGATTTGGTATGTTGCCGGTTTTTCCTTTTAGATTATAAGTGCTTCTATAAAATTCACCGAACTTATTGTTAATTAAATGCGCATCAACCTTCGCGCCAAGCATTGAATTACAGTCGGCGCAGACATTGAAAATATGGTAGTACCCACCGAGTGACTCAGGGATGACGTGCTCGTCAGACATGTTGTCTTTTTCAAGTCGGCATATTATGCACTTTGTCATACATATTGTTCCTGTTGTTGTGTTTTATTTATCACTCAAGGTACCATCGTTATTTTAGATACAGCAATATATTGTTGGTGCTAATTTTAATAAAACCTAACTGTGAATGTTATATAACTAGACGTTCTAATTGTTGTGCCATGGACCACCAAATTAGGATTTATTGTCCTGACCAGTTTCAAACTGCATTCTTATCCTCATGAATACTCTCGCATCTATCCAGGAACTCGGCCGGGCGATACGCAACATGATCCGCACCGGCATCGTCGTCGAAACTGACCTCGACGCCGGGCGCTGTCGCGTGCAGACCGGCGGCATTTATACCGACTGGCTCCAGTGGCTGACCCACCGCGCAGGGCGCTCACGCACCTGGTGGGCTCCCTCAGTTGGTGAACAGGTGATGATTCTGGCCGTGGGCGGTGAGCTCGATACCGCTTTTGTGCTGCCTGGCATTTATTCCGACGACAACCCCGCACCCTCGGCCTCGGCGGATGCCTGGCACGTTGAGTTTCCCGACGGTGCTGTCATGAGTTATGAGCCTGAAACCGGCGCGCTGACCGTCACCGGCATTAAAACGGCCGATGTGACCGCATCCGGTTCGGTTGCCGTCAGCGTGCCGGTGGTGCTGGTCAAAGCCTCCACCCGCGTCACCCTCGATACGCCGGAGGTGGTCTGCACCAACAAGCTGACGACCGGCACACTCGAGGTGAAGCTGGGCGGCAGGATGTCCGGCGATATCGAGCACAGCGGCGGTGCTTTCACTTCCAATGGTGTTCAGGTGGATAAACACGGTCACGGCGGCATCAGGCGCGGCGATGAATGGACGGAGGGGACCCGATGACCGCCCGTTACCTCGGTATGAACCGCGCGACCGGCGAGCGTATTGCAGACGTGGACCATATCAGCCAGAGCATCGGGGATATTCTGCGCACGCCCGTTGGTTCCCGCGTCATGCGTCGTGAGTACGGCTCGCTGTTGTCGCAGATGACTGACCAGCCCCAGACCCCGGCGCTTGAGCTGCAAATTATGGCGGCGTGCTACATGGCGATTCTCAAATGGGAGCCGCGTGTCAGGCTGACCGGTATCACTACCGAGCGGCAGTTTAACGGCCAGATGGTCGTCGAGGTGACCGGACAAATCACCGATACCGGCGAGAGCCTTTCTTTAACCATTCCTGTGAGTTGAATCTATGGCAGTTATCGACCTGAGCCAGCTCCCCGCGCCTGATGTGGTGGAAACGCTGGATTTTGAAACCATCCTAGCAGAGCGCAAGGCCACGCTGGTTTCGCTCTACCCGGAGGATGAGCAGGAGGCGGTCGCCAGAGCGCTGACGCTGGAGTCAGAGCCACTGGTGAAATATCTGGAAGAGAATGCCTACCGCGAGGTGATTTTACGCCAGCGCATTAACGAAGCGGCGAAAGCCGGGATGGTGGCCTATGCCATCAAAAACGACCTCGACCAGCTCGCGGCAAATAATAACGTTGAACGCCTGGTCATCACCCCCGGAGACGACACCCAAATCCCACCGGTGGCGGCGGTCATGGAGTCCGACAGCGATTTACGTCAGCGCATCCCGGCGGCTTTTGAAGGGATGAGCGTTGCCGGGCCTGCCGGTGCCTATGAATTTCACGCCATGAGCGCCGATGGTCGTGTGGCGGATGCCACGGCGAACAGTCCCGCCCCCGCAGAAGTCACTGTCGCGGTGTTGTCGCGGGAAGGTGACGGCACGGCATCGGATGATTTGCTGCTGGTCGTCAGTACGGCGCTGAATGATGAGACGGTGCGCCCGGTCGGTGACCGCCTGACGGTGGTCTCGGCTGAGATTATCCCTTATGCGGTCGACGCCGTGCTGTACGTGTACCCCGGCCCGGCGACCGAGCCGATTCTGGCTGCCGCCAGAACACAACTGACCGCCTATATCACTGAGCAGCGTCGCCTCGGTCGTGACATCCGGATGTCAGCGATTTACGCCGCGTTGCATGTGCAGGGGGTTCAGCGCGTCGAGCTGCGCGAACCGCTGGCCGATGTGGTGCTGGATAAAACGCAGGCCGCATATTGCACCGACACACGCGTCATCATCGGGGGCTCGGATGAATAATTCGTTGATGGCGACCGGGTCGTCGTTACTGGAACAACGAGCCGCTGCCGCATGCGCCTCTATCAGCGATTTATCCGTGCCGCTGCGTGATTTGTGGAATCCGTGGAAATGCCCGGCTGGTTTTCTGCCCTATCTGGCGTGGGCGTTTTCCGTTGATAGCTGGGATGAAAGCTGGAGTGATCAGGAGAAAAGAACGGCTGTCAGTGAATCATTCTGGCTCCATCAGAGAAAAGGGACCATCGCTGCAATCCGCCATATAGTCGAAAAAATGGGTTACTCCATGTCAATCGAGGAGTGGTGGGATGTTGCTGATCCGGCAGGAACATTCCGGCTTGAGGTCGATGTGGGTGATATCGGTATCACACCCAGGATGCTGGACGAACTGAACCGGTTGATTGATGTTACAAAACCCGTTAGCCGACATCTGGCACAGCTCAATATATCCACAAAAGTGCTCGGTGATATTCATGTCGGCTCAACTCTTTGCAGCGGCGACATTATCAGTATTTATCCGGCCGATTTTGAGCCGGAAGAGAACATTACTTACAACGGCGTGATTTTTCACGATGGCAATTTTAATTACGGGTAAGAGTATGACCAGACTTCCAGAGTCCTCATCGTGGGAAGAAGAGATTGAGATGATCTCCCGGAGCGAGCGCGTCGCCGGGGGACTGGATGGCCCAGCAAACCGCCCACTGAAAAGCCTGGCAAACCGTACGCGGTATCTTAAAGACCAGGCCGACAAAGCAGATGAATCGATCGCCGAAAAAGTCAGTGCGGTAAAGACATTCGCCGAGGGAGCGACCCTGGAATCGCCGCGTGAAGAAATCCTGTTCGACAGTTATCGCCTGGTGTGGACAGGGGCGTTTCCGAAAACGGTTCTGGCTGGCAGCACGCCACAAGGGACGGGCGGAATTGGTGCCGGTTGCTGGGCTTATACATCTGACGCTGTCATCAGAAAGGACATGCGCTCTGAGGAGGTGGGTTTTGGTGCCTATCTGTCAGCATATCAGCGCCAGTGGGCACTTGAACTTATCAACAATGTCGCCACTTATCTGAACGCCGGGAAGGTTAATTTATGGGAATATCGACATCTGGCGATAGATACTATAGTTAATGGCGTTGAAACAATTAACTGGACACCTGCTCTGATTCAGGCGCTGGTTGATAGTGCAAAATATAAGCGGCAGGTTTATGCACCAGGCGGGAGATATTACTTTCAGAAAATGCCTGAGTTTGTCAATCTGGACACATCCGGTACAACAACCTCTATGTCCATGTATTCGCTGGTTGGTGACGGACACGATAAAACTATTTTCTGGACAGACAGCCTGGTTGGCCGGGAAATGCATTTCAGTACGTGCCGCTTTTATTTTGATAAATTTAGTGTGCAGCGCGTGCTACAGGGGGATGATGCCGCATACCGGGATAGCGCGATACCCATCATGCAGCTTGGACGCAGTACTGACATCTCTGCGGCCAGGCTCGGTTATATGGGGGATGTACGCTTCAACGGCAGTCCATGGGGTCTGAACATTGAGCACTGCTGGGACTCAATTTTCCAGGATGTCATTGTCCATAATTTCCAGACATCAGGCATTCGCATAGGCATTCATGATGTAGACAACAGTAATAACCTGTTGTTTATCAGAACACATATTGAAAGCTGTCAGTATAAAGGTGAAAACCTGTGTCGCGCCTTTGCTGATATGTCAGATGCGACTGGTTCGCGGGTAAACCATAACATCACCCTCATTCAGCCGCATATTGAGCCTGTTAATCTGCGTTGCCATATTTTTTATTCATCTTATGGAAAAAATATCAAAGTCATCAATCCGGCATTCAACCGAAACAATGGCTCCGTGGATAAAGGGTTATACCTCGACCCTTCTCTCGCTGCGCCAGCGGTGTACTCGTCGGATGGTGTCAACATCCACATTGATGGTGGTCAGATTCAGCATATCGGGCCACGCAGTGACACCGTAGCCCCCCTGTTTAAGTTTGTTGGTACGCATAAAGGTTGGCGGTGTGACAGCTACATTGATACCGGGAAGGCGACTTCACGCACTGATTTACTGTCTTCAGTTGACGTTTCAAGAAGCAATAATGGGTTACGTGAAATTTCATTTAAGGGAGCGACAGTCAACTCATTTACCTCGATGAGCTCTGTAGGCGACAGACTGAGAGTGGCTCCTTTAAATGACCTGCAAAAAGTATTCGATCTGGTTGCAGAAACCTTCATCCCACCGGGGGAAACGGACACTATCGCACGGATTATTGCGATGTATTCCAACACGCAGGATTTATCCACTCCCCAGCAAAAGGCGTGGGATATCACCAGTGCCGGACATGCATCATTTAAGGCGTTGCGCGGTCAGCAGTACATCATTCAGGCCGGGGCAGTGGCGACGGTTAACGTAGGTGTCGGGGCACTGGAGCGGCGCGGAACTTATCTGATTAGCGGTGCGGAAAACAATAACCAACTATTTGCGATGTTCTTTAATGTCCCGGGACAGGCACCCAGTGAAATTAAAACTGGCTCCAGCGTTAATTTATCAAGAGTGCAACCTGATGCATCTGTCACCGGCAAGCTGTGTGTGTATCAGAATAATCAGTATATCAATCTTGAAAACAGAACCGCATCCGCGGTGACTGTTAACGTCAATTTTTTTGCGTGAGGTGATTATGTCCTTATCGTTATACCGCTCAACAAGGACCGTACAGGCTTTAAAGATAGCATCTGTCGCTATAGCTGAAGATTACTCGGCTGTTCTGAAAGATGCTTCAGGTAATGAGCTTATCGTAAGCGCCGATTATGTTGTGCGGGAAAAACCAAAGGCGGGCGGATATTACATGAAAAATAATGATGGATTTGAGGCGTATATCGAATCTGCAGTTTTTGAAAATGACTTTTCTGATAAGTAAACTTGATAAATCAGTACGGCATTGGGCGGGGATAATATGAGCAAAGCTTTTAAATCTATAATCACAAAGGCTGGCCGGGAAAAAATTGCAGCAGCCATTGTTAACGGGAGCAACGTTGTTTTCTCTCAAATGTCTGTCGGTGATGGTGCCGGCAATGCGACAACCCCCGGTGAAGAGCAAGCCTCATTAGTGAATGAGCGTTTTCGCACCCAACTGAACAGCCTGAAATTGTCCGATACAGAAAATATCATTATTGCCGAAATGATTATTCCGCCGGAGGTGGGTGGGTTTACCATCAGAGAGGCAGCGCTGTTTGATGATGCGGGAATTTGCATGGCGGTTGCCAATGTACCAGAAACCTATAAACCTGCACTGGCAGAGGGGTCGGGGCGCTTTACTATTCTCCGCATCTGGCTGGCGGTCAGCAGCAGCGAAGCCGTTGAACTGGTTGTTGACCCGGGAATTGTAATGGCAACCGTGGAAGATTTGATTAATGCCGGTAATGAAATCAAAGATTATACCGATGAGCAATTAAGTGAACATGCGGGCTCACGAAATCACCCCGATGCTACGTTGCTCGAAAAAGGGTTTACCCGACTCAGCAACGACATTAACAGCAAAGACCAGGATAAAGCAGCAACACCGCTGGCCTTAATGCGGGCTATTGAATCAGCTATCCGCTCATCATGGGAGCTGGAAAACCCTGTCGGAACGGTAAAGTTTTACGCGCAGAACATCGACCCTAACGAGCGTTATCCGTGGTCACGGTGGGTTTATACTGGCGAAAACAAAACGATCCGTGTCGGCAAAGCGGACGGCTCAGACGTCGGCACGATCGGCGGTAGCGATAGTGTCACGCTCCAGCAGGCCAACCTGCCCGCCGTTAAGATTGATGTGAGCGGCGAAACCAGCGAACAGGCTGAGCAGAAGATAAGAACATCTGAAGACGGTGAGCACAATCACGGTGGCGTAGCCGGTAAGGATGACCCGTGGGAAATAGGCGGGGATGTGCGGCAGCTCTTTAACCCGAAAGAGCTGGGTGTCACGGATATGAGTGGTAAACATGACCATGAAGTAATTGTGCCCTCACACAAACACACGACAAGCGGCAAAACTGCCAACCTCGGCGAAGGTAAATCGTTCAGCGTGGTTGAAGCCCACACCTTGCTGATGTGCTGGAGCCGCGTCGCCTGACCCTGTGACGGTCATTCCTGTTGTACTACCCCTGTTACAGCGGGGATGACTCGTCACCCTTTCTACCACGATTGAAAATAATGCTCACCCTTAACCACGGAGTTAAACGGATGAGCGATTTTCATCACGGCGTCCAGGTTGTCGAGATTAACGACGGCACCCGCGTCATTTCCACCGTATCAACGGCTATTATCGGCATGGTCTGCACGGCCAGCGATGCCGATGCTGCCACCTTCCCACTCAATGAGCCCGTACTGATTACCAGCGTGCAAAGCGCCATCGCCAAAGCGGGTACAAAAGGCACCCTGGCCGCATCCCTCCAGGCAATCGCCGACCAGTCAAAACCGGTCATTGTCGCCGTGCGCGTAGCCGAAGGTACCGGCGACGATGCCGAAGCGCAGACTATCTCTAATATCATCGGCGGCACCGACGAAAGCGGCAATTACACCGGGCTGAAAGCGCTGCTAACGGCGGAGGCCGTCACCGGCGTTAAACCGCGCATCCTCGGCGTGCCGGGTCTCGATTCCCTTGAGGTTGCGACCGCGCTCGCGCCGATTTGCCAGAAGCTGCGCGCCTTTGGTTATATCAGCGCATGGGATTGCCAGAGCATTTCCGAGGCGATGCTCTATCGCGAGAATTTCAGCCAGCGTGAGCTGATGGTTATCTGGCCGGATTTTCTGACATGGAATACCACGGCGAACGCGACCGAAACCGCCTGGGCGACCGCCCGCGCGCTGGGTCTGCGCGCCAAAATTGACCAGGACACCGGCTGGCATAAAACCCTGTCAAACGTTGGCGTTAATGGCGTCACCGGCATCAGCGCGTCGGTCTTCTGGGATTTGCAGGAATCCGGCACCGATGCCGACCTGCTTAACGAGGCAGGCGTCACCACGCTCATTCGCAAAGACGGTTTCCGCTTCTGGGGCAACCGCTGTTGCTCCGATGACCCTCTGTTCCTGTTTGAAAACTACACCCGCACCGCGCAGGTTATCGCCGACACAATGGCCGCTGGTCACATGTGGGCGGTCGACAAGCCGATCACTGCCACGCTGATTAAAGACATCGTTGCGGGTATCAATGCGAAATTCCGCGAGATGAAAACGGCGGGCTATATCGTCGATGCGACCTGCTGGTTTGATGAATCGGCCAACGACGCGGCGACCCTCAAAGCCGGGAAACTGTATATCGATTACGACTATACGCCGGTTCCCCCTCTCGAAAACCTGACGCTACGCCAGCGCATTACCGATAAATACCTGGCGAATCTGGTGTCATCGGTTAACAGCAATTAAGGAGCCCTGACCAATGGCAATGCCGCGCAAGCTCAAATACCTGAACACGTTTCTGGATGGCGTCAGCTATCTTGGCGTTATCGAGTCCGTCACCCTGCCAAAGCTGACCCGTAAGCTGGAAAACTACCGGGGCGGCGGGATGTCAGGCTCGGCCCCTGTCGATTTCGGCCTCGACGATGACGCGCTGGCGATGGAGATTTCCCTCGGCGGTTTCCCTGATGACGCGATCTGGTCGCTTTATGGTGCCGTCGGTACCGGGACGCTACTGCGCTATGCAGGTTCTTACCAGCGGGACGATACCGGCGAAACCGTGGCGGTGGAAGTTGAGACCCGTTTCAAGGTGAAGGAAGTCGATAACGGCGAGAGCAAACAGGGCGAGGATACCAGCAGCAAATTATCGCTGGTCTGCACGTACTACAAGCTGACCATGAACGGTAAAGAGCTGGTAGAAATCGACGTCCTCAACATGATTGAGAAGGTGAACGGCGTCGACCGGCTCGACCAGCACCGCCGCAATATCGGCCTGTAATTTTTCCCCGGCCAGCATGCCTGGCCGGTTAACCCCGAATCCGTAAACAGCGAGAAAATCATGAGCAAAGAAAACATCGTCACCCTGGAAAACCCCATCAAACGCGGCGAGCAGGTCATCGAAAAAGTCACCCTGATGAAGCCTAACGCCGGAACCCTGCGCGGTGTCAGCCTAGCCGACGTTGCGCGCTCTGAAGTGGATGCTCTGATAAAAGTGCTGCCGCGTATGACCAGCCCGTCTCTTACCGAGTCGGATGTCGTCATGATGGATTTACCCGATTTGATGGCGCTGGCAACAAAGGTGATCGGTTTTTTGTCGCCGAATTTGGCGGATTAAATTTCCCGAAAGACATGTCGGTCGATGACCTGATGGCGGATATCGCGGTGATTTTTCACTGGCCGCCATCAGAGTTATATCCCATGAGCCTGACCGAGCTCACCACCTGGCGCGAAAAGGCGCTACAGCGAAGCGGAAACACGAATGAGTAACGATGTTAAATTGCAGGTATTACTCAAGGCTGTTGACCAGGCGACCCGCCCGTTTAAAACCATCCAGACAGCGAGCAAAACGCTGTCTGGTGATATCCGGGACACTCAAAAATCACTGCGTGAACTGAATGGCCAGGCATCCCGTATTGACGGGTTTCGCAAGGCCAGCGCGCAACTTGCCGTTACCGGTCAGGAGCTGAAGAAAGCTAAACAGGAAGCCGCCGCGCTGGCGATCCAGTTTAGAAATACTGAACAGCCGACGCGTGCGCAGGCGCAGGCAATGGATGCCGCCCGAAAAAGTGCCGCCGCGCTCCAGCTCAAACACAACAGCTTGCGGCAGGCCGTACAGCGGCAGCGGCAGGAACTCAGCCAGGCAGGAATTAATACCCGCACCCTTGCGGCAGACGAGCGTCGGTTAAAAACCAGCATCAGCGAAACGACGGCGCAGCTTAATCGCCAGCGTGAAGCGCTGGCGCGCGTCAGTGCGCAACAGGCAAAGCTCAATGCGGTTAAGCAGCAATATCAGGCCGGTAAGGAGCTGGCCGGAAGCGCTGCCGCAATGGGTGCCGCCGGTGTCGGTATGGCGACGACCGGCACGCTGGCCGGTGTTGCACTGATGAAACCGGGTTATGATTTTGCGCAGAAAAACGCCGAGTTACAGGCGGTGCTCGGTGTGGAAAAAGACTCAGCAGAAATGTCGGCTTTGCGAAAGCAGGCCCGATTGCTGGGCGACAATACTGCCGCCTCTGCCGATGATGCGGCCGGTGCTCAGATTATCATTGCGAAAGCCGGTGGAGACGCTGCGGCGATTCAGGCGGCGACGCCCGTCACGCTGAATATGGCGCTTGCTAACCGTCGAACAATGGAAGAGAACGCCGGTTTGCTGATGGGGATGAAATCAGCTTTCCAGCTTACTAACGAGCAGGTCTCTCACATCGGTGATGTCCTGTCGATGACAATGAATAAAACCGCCGCAGATTTTGACGGGCTTAGTGATGCGCTGACATATGCTGCGCCGGTGGCGAAAAATGCCGGTGTCAGCATTGAGGAAGCCGCTGCAATGGTTGGCGCCCTACATGATGCGAAAATTACGGGATCAATGGCTGGTACGGGTAGTCGCGCTATTTTAAGTCGACTCCAGGCACCGACCGGGCAAGCCTACGCGGCGATTAAAGAGCTTGGAATTAAAACGGCAGACAGTAAAGGGAATACCCGCCCGATCTTTACCATCCTGAAGGAAATGCAGGCCAGTTTTGATAAAAATAAACTGGGTACCGGTCAGCGCGCTGAATACATGAAAACGATATTTGGTGAAGAGGCCAGCTCTGCCGCCGCTGTTTTGATGAACGCGGCTCAATCAGGAAAGCTGGACAAGCTCACGGCTGCATTTAAAGCCTCTGACGATAAGACGGAGGAACTAGTTAAGGTTATGCAGGAAAACCTCGGCGGCGACTTTAAAGAGTTTCAGTCGGCATATGAGGCTGTAGGTACTGACCTTTTTGACCAGCAGGAGTCCTCTTTACGTAAACTGGTGCAAACAGCTACCGGCTACGTGCTCAAACTTGATAAGTGGATCCAGCGAAATAAAGAGCTCGCGCAGACGCTGGGGGTGATTACCGCTGTGGCGATCGGGGTCGTGGGGATGATTGGGGCTATTGGACTGATTGCCTGGCCGGTGATAACCGGTGTAAATGCCATCATTGCCGCTGCGACGGCACTCGGTACCGTATTTACTACGGTGGCCGGTGGCGTCGTTACTGCAATTGGCGCGATCTCCTGGCCGGTTGTTGCTGTCGTAGCCGCAATAGTGGCCGGGGCATTGCTCATCCGTAAATATTGGGAACCCATCAGCGCGTTTTTTGGCGGTGTGATGGAAGGATTGCGCACGGCCTTCGCGCCAATAGCAGAACTATTTGCACCGCTTAAACCGATGTTTGACTGGCTAGGCGGAAAACTTAAAGCCGCATGGGACTGGTTTAACAATCTGATCGCGCCGGTTAAATCATCACAGGAAACGTTAAACAGTTTCCGAGATGCCGGTGTGTTGTTTGGTCAGCGCCTGGCTGACGCTCTTACTTTACCGCTTACAGCATTCAATAAGCTGCGCAGCGGTATTGATTGGGTACTTGAGAAGCTCGGCATAATCAACAAAGAGTCCAGTACGCTTGACCAGACTGCCGCAAAAGCAAACGCAGCCACGCAGGGTAACTCTTATATCCCGGCTACCAGTACTTATAGCGGCTATCAGGCATACCAACCAGTCACCGCACTCGCCGGGCGTTCTTACATAGACCAGAGCAAAAGCGAGTATCACATTTCCGTTGATGTTAGCGGGAACGGCACGCAGCTCGATCGTCAACTACAGGATGCGCTCGAAAAGTTTGAGCGTGACAAGCGTGCTCGTCAGCGGGCCAGCATGAACCACGACTGACAGGAGGTAACGAGAAATGATGCTTGCACTCGGTATGTTTGTTTTTATGCGCCAGACGTTGCCACACCAGACGATGCAACGCGATGCCGAATATCTGTGGCCATCAAACTCACGCGTAGGTAAACGGGATTCTTTCCAGTATCTGGGGCCGGGGGAAGAAAGAATTACCCTGGCCGGTGTGTTATACCCGGAGCTCACCGGCGGAAAGTTGACGATGACAGCTATTCGTTTAATGGCTGACGAAGGGCGCGCCTGGCCGTTGCTGGATGGCACCGGCACTATTTACGGTATGTACGTCATCAATAATATCAGCGAGACAGGGAGCCTGTTTTTTGCTGACGGCACGGCGAGAAAAATTGATTTCACGCTGACGCTCACCCGCGTGGATGAATCACTCGCGGCGCTGTATGGCGATATTGGCGAACAGGCCAATGCACTTATTGGCAAGGCGGAAAATATGGCTTCGTCAGTGTCTGGTTTGGTGGGGATTAGCTGATGCTGGATATGCTGAATTTGAATGCGGGTGGCATCCTGACGCCCGATTTTATGCTGATGCTCGACAGCAAAGATATTACCGGCAATATCAGTAACCGCTTAATGAGTCTGACGATGACCGATAACCGCGGATTTGAGGCAGACCAGCTTGATATTGAGCTCGATGACGCTGACGGGCTTGTCGAGTTGCCGTTACGTGGTGCCGTGCTGACGCTTTATCTGGGATGGAAAGGGTTTGCGTTAATTAACAAGGGCTCTTTCACTGTCGATGAGGTTGAGCATCATGGCGTGCCAGATAGCGTGACAATCCGTGCCCGTAGTGCCGATTTTCGGGGAACGTTAAATTCCAGGCGAGAAGAGTCATGGCATGACAAGACTTTAGGCGAAATTGTGGCGGCGATAGCGACGCGTAACAAACTGACATCGAGAGTCATACCTGAACTGGCGGGAATTAAAATCCCGCATATCGACCAGTCACAGGAATCGGATGCTAAATTTTTGACTCGTCTCGCCGAACGAAACGGTGGTGAGGTTTCGGTAAAAGCGGGAAAGTTGCTTTTTCTGAAAGCCGGGCGTGGGTTAACAGCCAGTGGAAAGGCTATTCCACAAGTCACTATCACCCGCGGCGATGGCGACAGGCATCAGTTTTCGATTGCCGACCGTGGGGCATATACCGGTGTCACGGCAAAATGGTTACACACCAAAGACCCGAAACCACAAAAGCAAAAGGTGACGTTAAAGCGGAAACCGAAAGAGCAACATTTACGTGCGCTACAGCACCCAAAAGCCAAACCGGTAACGAAGAAAAAAGCGGTGAAGACACCGGAAGCCAGGGAAGGTGAATACATGGTCGGCGAGGATGACAACGTGTTCGCCCTGACGACAATTTTTTCAACCAAAGCGCAGGCGATGCGAGCAGCCCAGGCAAAATGGGACAAACTGCAACGTGGAGTTGCTGAGTTTTCTATCAGGCTGGCGACGGGGCGGGCTGATCTTTATCCAGAGACGCCGGTACAGGTTAAAGGCTTTAAGCGCGTCATAGACGAGCAATCTTGGACAATCACTAAAGTTATGCACTACCTGAGTAAAAGTGGCTTTACGACGAGCCTAGAGCTTGAGGTGAGGTTGTCTGATGTGGAATATGATGCTGTGGATGCTTAAAAAGGAAAACAACCCGTAACCAAACGGGTTGTTGTCATCTTCATTTTGAAACGTAGCCGTGGGTGTTTTCATACATCAAAGTCTTTGCTTCATCGTCCATCAGCGCACCCATCTTTTTACATGTAATCAGAGGGGTTTCAAACGTATAGCCCTGCGCTGAAAATTTATTAACGACATGTATCTCTTTGGTGTTTTTGAGATATCCCTCAGGGGCACTTTTAACCCAAACAGGAGTGCAGACACCGGATGATATCAGTGCTTCATATGCATCCGAGGTTACAGTGGCAGTTGGTAACTTTATTTTCACTGAGTCCGTCTTAACCTCAATTCCAACGGGCTGCCACGGTTTAAGACTTTTCATTAAAATTTGTGCATCAATGCTTTGTGAAAAGGCTCTACTTGAAAGGGCTGCGACAGTACATAGAAGCGTTATTTTTAAGAGTTTCATGGGCATCCTTATCAACTAACTATGAATACCTTTCGCTTTTGGTGAATTATTGTGTATCATTTATTCACATTGTGTGAATCGCGGAGTGTAGTAATGTTCCATTGTCCAAAATGCCAGCACGCGGCACATGCGCGCACCAGTCGCTATCTAAGTGAGAACACCAAAGAGCGTTACCACCAATGTACTAACATAAATTGCAGTTGTACGTTCGTAACGATGGAATCGGTGGAACGTTTTATTGTTACGCCAGGAACGATAATCCCGGCCCCGCCTCATCCGACAGTTGGTGGTCAGCGCCCGCTATGGCTCTGA